TCAGCACCTAGCCTACCCACAGTTACGCCGCAAAGTAATCGACGATTTTAAAGAAGTGGTATATGGGGCAGACAACGAGTTCGGTAAGGGCCGTAAAGCCGACCTGATACTCATGGAAGACAAGAGTGCAGGTATATCCCTTATTCAAGAGCTCCAAGGCTCTGGGGTGCCTGTACGAGGCTACAACCCGGGGCGCGCTGATAAAGTGCAGCGTTTAAACATTGTGGCCCCACTGGTTGCTAAGGGTAAGGTGTTTATACCGGAAGACATCAAGGTTAAGGGTGAGTTTGCAGAGTGGGCTAAACGATTCTTGCGTCAGGTATGCTCATTCCCAGAAGCAGGGGGTCACGATGACTATGTGGACTCATTATCCCAGGCCTTGCGTGTTTTAAGGGATTCTGGCTGGATTCAGCTCGATTTCTTGCCTGCAAGGGATTATGACTACTCTGATGACGCCTATCGTAATAAGTTCGCTAACCCCTACTCCATGTAGGGCGGATTTAACTCATTTAACGTATTAGTTAAAATAAGGACCGAATTGTGTCCATCCCATTCCTAATTGCCGGCCAAGCATCGCCGCGCAACAAATAAAAATATTCTATGGCAAACCCAAGACTACCGATTCAATCAGGAAACAACCTTCCCGGTTTAGACCGAGAAGATGATATCCATGAAGCTCAAGACCAGGACATGGAACTGGAGCAATTTGAAGATGAACTGGGATTAGACCCAGATGAGGCAGAACAAGAAGTCATCGAAAACGAAGATGGCTCGGTAAGTGTTAATTTTACACCAAAAGCAAGCCCTAAAGAAGCACCAGAATTTTATGCCAACCTTGCCGAAGTATTCGACGAAGGTGACTTACAAGCACTGGCGATTGAGTATCTTGACTACATTGATGTAGACAGAGAATCACGTAAGCAAAGAGATAAACAATATGAAGAGGGCTTACGTCGTACTGGTCTTGGTAAGGACGCTCCCGGTGGCGCTACTTTCGATGGCGCTTCTAAAGTTGTTCATCCGGTAATGGCAGAAAGCTGCGTTGATTTCGCAGCATCGTCATCCAAAGAGCTATTGCCCCCAGATGGTATCGTTAAGTCAAATATCAAGGGCATAGCAGACAGATTAAAAGAAGAGACAGCCAATCGTAAAGTAGACTTTATGAACTGGCAGCTCACTGAACAGATACCTGAGTTCCGTGACGAAATGGAACAGTTGCTGACCCAACTCCCACTAGGCGGTTCTCAGTTTCTCAAATGGCGCTATGATAGCGAACAAGCGCGCCCAACATGCGAATGGGTGCCAATTGACAATATTCTCCTACCTTACTCCTCAACCAACTTCTATACAGCACAACGCGTAACTGAAGTCCAAGACATTACCGAAGACACTTTCTTACAGCGTATTGAAGCCGGCATTTATATCGACATCAATTCAGAATACAGTTCTGATGCACCGTTAGATGATCAAACGCAATCTGAAAAAGCCAATAATAAAATCGAAGGCAAAGAAATGCCATCGAAAAATATTGACGGTTTACGTCGCATTTACGAAGTAACTTGTTTTATGCGTCTGGAAGAAGACCCAGAAACAAATGGCCGCCGCGCCCCGTATATTCTTACCATTGATGAGACAACTTCAAAAGTATTAGCCCTTTACCGCAACTGGGAAGCAAATGATGACAAACTGGAAAAATTGGATTGGTTTGTCGAGTTTAAGTTCATTCCTTGGCGAGGAGCTTACGCTATTGGATTACCTCAGCTTATTGGTGGGCTTAGTGCTGCTCTTACCGGTTCTCTCCGCGCTCTTCTTGACGCTGCTCACATCAATAATTCTCAAACCATGCTCAAGCTCAAAGGTGGAAGAATTGGTGGACAGTCTGACAGAATTGAACCAACCCAAGTAATTGAAATTGAAGGCGCTCCAGGCGTTGATGATGTACGTAAGATTGCAATGGCTATGCCATTCAACCCACCGTCACAAACTTTGTTTAACCTATTGGGTTGGTTGACTGATGCAGCCAAAGGTGTTGTAACCACAGCCGAAGAAAAAATTGGCGAAGCGAACAACAATATGCCTGTCGGCACAACCCAGGCTTTAATTGAGCAAGGCGCTAAAGTATTCTCATCAATTCACGCACGCTTGCATCGTAGCCAGGCTAAGTCCCTAGCAATCGTATCTCGTATCAATCATTGGTACCTGGACGAAATGGACAACCAATCTGGTACGGATATTAAGATCCGTGACTTTGCGTACAACTCTGATGTACGCCCAGTATCCGATCCTAACATTTTTTCTGAGTCACAGCGCTTAGCACAGAACCAAGCCCTCTTACAGATGGCCACTTCTGCGCCCCCTGGAATGTTTGACGTGCGCGCGGTATATCGCCGCGTTCTTTCTCAGCTTAAGATTCCAGCAATTGAAGAAGTATTGCCAAACCCATTGGGCGCATCTGAATCTAACCCAGCGCTTGAGAACGTCTCAATGACTATGGGCCGACCAGCCGCTGCTTACCCAGACCAAGACCATATCGCTCACATTAAGGTTCACTTAGAGTATGCAGAAAACCCTGCTTACGGTGGCAATCCAGTTATTGGCCCTGTCTTTGCACCGCACGCCCTTGAGCACATTAAGCAGCACTTAACGCTGCACTACTTACAATCGATGCGCTCATATGTTGCACAAGCATCTGGTGGCAAAGATGTTCTCAACCTACATCAAGAAAACCCACTGGATATCGAAGCACAACAAGCTCTTGCACTGGCCTCACAAATGGTGGACCAAGACGCAAAAGAAAATATGTCGCAATACGTGCAGCAAATTTCTGCGTTGGCGCAAAAAGTTGCTCAAGGTCAACAAGCTCAGCAACAACAAGCCTCTATGGCTGATCCAACTGCTCAAGTCATTCTTAAAACTCAGATGGCTGAAACACAGCGTAAGACACAAGAAGCTCAAGCCAAAATGCAATTGCAACAGCAACAAGATCAACAAAATTATCAAATTAAAATTGCGGAATTGCAGCAAAAAGTTCAAGAGTTACAAGCTAAGTATAGCACACAGACTAATATTGATAACCAACGCAACGCTACCGATATTGCCATGGCAAATATCAACAACGCTGCTAAGGAACGTGTTGCCATGATCACAACCGGCGCGCAAATGGATCAACTCCAAAGCAAACTAGAAGCCGATCAAGATCAATCTGCTATGCAAGCAATTGCTGCTGCCAACCAAGACATTCGGCAACATGGATTAGCTGTACAACAACAATCATTTGATCAACAAGCTCAGCAAGTTCAAGCCCAAATTGAAGCACAAAAAGGCCAACAACAATTAGCTCAGCAAGATCAAGCACACCAACAACAGCTACAACAAAACGCTCAGCAGCATGCACAAGGCCTGCAACAAGCTGATCAGCAGCACCAGCAGCAAATGGCCCAAATGCAAGCACAACAAGAACAACAAGCAGCAGCTCCACAACCACAACAAGGACAATAATCATGGCAGACGAATTAGGCTTTCGCCAAACTTACAAGCAATCTGGTAACCAAAGCTCTGGCGGCGGCCCTGGTGAGAAAACTATCGACAAAGGTGCATCTGGTTCGCACCGCGATAACAACTGGAAAATAGGCGCATCCCAAGCTAAAATGGCTAAGGGTAGCAAAGTTGGTCCAGATAAAAATCTAAAAGATATCGGCGGCGGAAATTTCTACTAGGTCAAATTAGTGAAAAGAATCAATCCTAAAACGGGTAAATTTTTTAAACGCGGCGATTTACGTGATGATGGGTTTGCGTTTCACCATTATCGATACGATCGCCCTTTAAAAGATGGATATTTAACCGAGGCTTGGTATAGCCCCGCAGCTTTTTCCAAGCAAAACTTAGGAATGGCAAAATGCAGGGAAAGAAACAGAGACAAAGCTCGTAAAGAAACAAGAAAATGGCAAATAGCTAATCCAAGTAAAGTTTGTGCTTATACAAGAAACAGACACGCAACAAAAATTAACAGAACACCAACTTGGCTTACAAAAGAACACCATCTTCAAATAGAAGGATTTTATTTACTTGCAAAAGAAATGGAAAAGCAATTTGGGGAAAAATATGAAGTTGACCATATTGTTCCGCTTAAAGGTAAAACTGTATCGGGATTGCATGTACCTTGGAATTTACAAATCCTAACTAAAAAAGAAAATTGTTCAAAGAATAACAATTTTTAGGGCGGATTGCTCCGCCTCCACGTATTAGTAAAAATATGAAGGACTTATTATCGGAAATTATTTCGCGCACGCGAAATGAACAAAAAAAGATAGCGGATGCCGTCACCGCCGGTTTTAATGTTAACTCATTCGAAGATTACCAACGTTTAGTTGGTAGACACGAAGGTTTTAGTGATGTACTAAACATTATCAATGAAATTTTGACGGAAGATGAAGACGACCTGTAAAGGTTATAGGAGGTTGCCGAATGGCAGCATTTGATATAAATCAAAATGATGAACCAGATACTCGATCGGAACTTGAATGTTTTCCGGTCATTGATCCCGGCGTTGAAGTTGCAGGGGATCGTGTGCTAGTTCAATTACGTCGAGAAAAAACCACAAGTAAAGGTGGGATTATTTTAGTAGACGAGACCAAACAAACGTTACGTTTTAATGAGACAGTTGCAAAGGTAGTCCAGGTTGGGCCACTAGC